CGCTGTGGTTACTCATCGCTGCCCCCGATCGTCACGGTGGTGCCTGTGCAGTGGGCGGCCTGGGTCTCATCGAGCACGACATCCGCCGCCGGGGCGGCGAGTTCGACGCGTTGGACGCCCTCGACATGGAGCGCGGCGTAAACGGCGCTGAGGCGGATATCGCGGCCGATGCGTCTTTGGGTCGATACGTAGGCGTCGAGCGCTGCCTGCGCGGCGGCGAGGATCGGCTCTTGCTCGGGGCCGGGATAGAGATAGAGCGTGGCGTCAACGCTGTAGGCGACGATGGCGGCAGACTGCACGGTGAGCCGATCGCCGACCGGGCGCACGTCCTCGGCGGAGAGCGCGGCGGTGACGACATCGATCAGATCCTGCGTTGCGGTACCGTCGCCGAGGCGCGAGAGCACCGTGACCACGGCGACGCAGGGCGAGGGACTGATGGCTGTGGCATCGGCGACGCGGCCGTCGGCGCTCAATGCGTGAAATTCGTAGGCCTTGGTGGGCCCGGCGACGCTCAGCCCCTCCCAGGCGCGCTGGGCGCGCAGGCGGAGATCATCATCGCTCTCATAGGTCGGCGGTACCGGCGGCACGGCGTCGGGGTCGCCGGGGTCGGTCACCAGACGCTCGATGTTGGAGTTGGCGGCGAGCTGGTCGAGGTCGGTCTTGCTCGAATAGGCGAGCATGACGGCCTTGGCCGCTTCGTTGACCCGCTGCCGCCAGTGCAGCTCGCGGTAGGCGTTTTCTTCGCACAGCTTGGTCAGCGGCTCGGATTCGAGCTCGAGCAGCGCGGCGATGTCGGCCTGCTCAGCCTCCGGGTAGAGCGCGATGAGCGCCGCCTTGCGCTCGGCGAGGATCGACTCGTAGTCGAGAGGCTCGACGACGTCGGGGGCCGGCAGGCGGGAGAGGTCGATGGGGCTGCTCATGCGGTGCCTCCCGCGACCGGGATCGTCAGCGTGACGGACTCACCCTCGGTGGTGATGGCGTCGAGCTCGAGGGTGGCGGCACCGTGTTGGGTGGTGCTGACGCTCTTGCGGATGGTCTGGACGCGGATTCTCGGCTCCCAGCGCAGCAGGGCCATGATCGCGGCGCTATACACGCGCATCAGCGTGGCGTCGTGCAGGGGCTGGTCGATCAGCAGCGGCAGCAGCGAGCCGTACTCGCGGCGCATCACCCGCGAGCCGATAGGGGTGGTAAGAATGTCGCGCACGGATTGGCGGATGTGCTCGAGGCCATCGATCGCGCGGCCGGTGCGGGCGTTCATCCCCGCCATCAGACGACACCTCCCGATATGCCGCTGCCTGGCTCGACCTTGTCGTGCGCGTGCTCGCTGCTGATGTCCTTTCCGTTGCTGGTCACGGCGCCCTGGAATGCGACGTCGCCGGCCATCGTCGCCGTCTTGCCGGCGGGCTGGCTCAGGTTTCCATTGATCGTGACGTTGCCATTGATGACGGTGTTGGCGTTGATCGTGGCGCCGCCTTCGGCTGTCGCCGTGAGCTTGTCCGGGGTGGTTACGCTGACGGCGCCCTGGGCAGCGAGCGTGGCGCTACCGGGCAGAGTGGCTTGCAGGTGGCTGGCAGCGTGGTCGTACTCGAGTACGGCGCTGTCGGGCATGATCCACCGCCACAGATCGGCGCTATTCGCCGGCGTAGGATGCGCATTGGAAAACAATCCGGTGAGCACAAGGCCTGCGGCCGGATCGCCACCGGGCGAGAACAGCATGACCTGCTCGCCGACCGTGGGCGGGTTCCAGGAGCGCGAGGTGCCGGCGCGGCTTTCGATCCAAGGCAGCCAGTCGGTGAGTAGGGCGCCGGATTTGACGCGCACGCGCGCGGCGGCGTGATCGACCTCGGCGATGGTGCCGGTGCGGATCAAGTTGTGAATCAGGCGGAGGAGTTCGGCGACATTGTTCATGCCGCCATGCTTGCCCGCGCGGGCGTGAGGCTCTAGCGATGGGGGTTGTAGATCGGGGGTTCACAACCGGAGGGCGGGTTATCCCTCGGGTATGCTCAGATGGCGCATCAGCATGTCGTGGATCATCTCGATGTCGTCCGGCGTGGCGCCGAGCAGCTCGCGCTCGGGGTAGTCGTAGCGGACGTAGGCGTTGACCCGGCCGACAAGGCCCTCGTGATGCACTCGGGCGATATGCGCGATGCGACCCTCATAGCCGACTTCGACCCCGCCGGCGCTCGCTTTCATCTTCATGTACTTGGCGGTTCGCAGCTGCTGGAACATTTTCTCGCCGGCGGGGCTGCGGCTGCCCCGGGCGCGCGGGTCGGCGACCGGGGTCAGGTCCATCTCGAGGATCCGCACGACGCGCATTTTCTTGAAGGTTCGCAGGTCGCCGGCGTGCTTCTCGTCGAAGCCGAAGTAGGTCTCTGGTGTGCTGAACCAGTTGACGATTTCGCGCTCTTCGGGCTCATGCCCCGGTTTCTCGTAGATGAAGCGCAGGCGCTTGCGGGAGCGCCGGCGCTTCTTCTTGCCGACGCGGGGCGCGTAGGGGGTGCCGTCGACGTTGAGTTGTTGGCGGATGCGGCGAGATTGGCTCCGGCGTAGGGCGATGCCGATCTGTCGGGCGAGGGTCTTGCGCTCTTTCGCCGAGAGTCGCTCGAGCAGCGGTTCGACCCAGCTATCGAGCAGCTCGAGATCGTCACGAGTCACGGCGACTGCCACTCCGCGACGAGCTGGTAATCCTCTTGCTGATCGGGATTGCGTGCCAGCAGCTGCCACTCGGTGGCCGGGCAGTGCTCGAGCGGGTATTCCGGCATCCGGTGCTCACTGCGGATCTCGCCGGCCTCGCAATCAACCAGGGCGACGACGCGCTCGGTGAGCTCGACGGAGAAGATCAGGTCGATGTCGTCGTGCTTGTGGATCTCGGCGGAGAAGCGCACTGCCTGGGCGGGGTCGGCATCCGGCTGGTAGCGGCCCAGCCACTGCAGGATGGGCAGCGCGACGACGTCGATGTCGCCGGCGTGGCCGATCAGGATGACCTCGGCGCTGAAGCGATACTCGTGCGAGAGGTGCTGGCCCCGGTGGAACGCGATCGAGCCCTCCGGGATATACGTGCGCAGCCGATCGGGATCGTTGGCCAGGCCGGGGACGCTGGCGAGCAGGTGCTTGCGAAGGGAGGTGAGCTTTTTCATGGCCGCACTTGCATATGCTTGGTCTTTTCTTTCGAACCCGAACTTGAGCCAAACCAGAATTGCAGGATGCTGCTAATGGCCGCGGTTAGTACGCCGAGTATGATGTTGAAGGCGTCGCGGAGTGAGTCATCGATCGTCACACCATGCGCCATGAACAGATACAGCACCCAGAAGTAGCCAGCACCGAATACAGCAGACAGTAGAATCTGCGGCCATACGCTGACGGAGAACAGGGATCGGGCGCTCTTGCGATCTTCGACTTGGAGCTTTTCGAGATCGATATCCAGCTCGCGCATACGGACGTTGAAATCGCTATCGATCTTGCGTAGCTCAGCGAGCTGTTCGGGTGAGGCGTTGAGCACCGCCTGTTCAATTTCTTTGGCGTCAGCCGACTCCTTGCCCAGCCAACGGTTGCTAATCTCGCGGATTGCCATGCCCGCCATCGGGCCGCCGAGTGCGGTACCGAGTGCGGGGGCGACGGTCTTCACGATGCTTTTCCAGTCCATGACGTTCCCCCTCAGGCGGCTTTGGCCAGCGCTGACAAATGCCGGCGGTAGGCGGCGGCGAGCTTGGTGTCGTAGTCGTTGCGCGAGTAGGCCGGGCCGTTGTAGCCGTAGGCGAACGCCGCCCAGTCGCGCCGGCGCAGGGCCTGCAGCAGCCCGTCATCGGCTTCGATGAAGCGGACGAAGGCCTCGAGGTGCTCGGCCTCGCCGCGCTGCATCGCAGCGACGTATGCCGTGGCCGACGCGTAACCCAGGCGCTCCCAGTGATACCCCATGATCTGGAACAGGCCCCAGGAGCATGATTCCAGCGCCGAAGCGTCGTCGATATCGCGGGCGCGCTCGAGCCGGCGGTATTCCGCGATGCCGCCGATGTAGCCACCGGGATCCCGGTTGACGATCTCCGGGTAGCGCCGGGCGATGGGCTGCGGGTCGATGCCGTGCAGACGCAGCCGGCGGCGCATGACGTGGCGCTCGTAGAGGATCGCCGGATGATCGAGGGCAAAGAAGCCGCGCCCGCGGGACTCGACCTCGTTGACAGCCATGACCGAAGCGAGCTCGACGCCGAGGCGCTGGGCCGCATACTCGAGGTCGGACTGCTTGAGGGTTTTCGGCAGGGGCCGGCCCTGCATGGCGGCGCGCGTCTTGGGCCCGGCGATGCCATCGACGACGAGGCCGTGTTTGCGTTGAACGGCGCGGACCGCGCGCTCGGTGACGTCGCCGAACCAACCATCCACGACGATATCGTGCCCGGCGCGCACCAGGTCCCGTTGCAGGGACGTGACCCGGTAGCCGTGGTCTCCGTTGCGTAGCAGCATGGCTATCTCCCCTCGAGGGCGGTGACCCGCCGTTTTAGGTCGCGGACATCGCTCTGCAGCGCGCCGATCTCACGCTCGGCGTCCGCTTTCGTGTAGTAGAGGTTGCTCCACTCGCGCAGGTCGCGGCGCAGAAAGCTGATCTGCTCGCCCTGGTACGTGAGGCGCTCTTGCAGGCGGGCGGAGTTCTCGCCGAGCTCGACGAGTTTCAGGCCCGCCCAGGCGAGCAGGGCGACGAGTATCAACTGAATAGCTGTCTGCAAGTGGCGCTCGAATACGGAGGGTTTCACGGTCTGTTCCTCTGCCATCAGTCGCTCCCCTCGGGGACAGCCGATCGCATGCGGTGGGTGTCGTAGTCCATGGTTTCCTCTGCGTTCAGTCCCACAGCTGCACGACGCGCATGCGCTGCGGTTGTTGTGTCCGTTCAGGCAGCCGGATCAGCGTGCCCTGAGGTAGCACCGGCCCGAGTTCGGCGAGGCCGGGATTGAGCTGCAGCAGCTGCTCGGTGACGCCGGCGGTGCGGCCGTAGAGCCGGTGGCAGATCCGGTCGACGGTGTCGTACTGGTGGGCGCGTACCGTGCGGGGCATCAGATCAGCTCCACCGTGGTGTGGTTGCGCCCGACGATCTCGGCGACGGCCCAGCGGGCGTCGCGGCGGTAGTCCTCGGCGGCATCGTTCTTGGCCTCGCCACGTTCATCGCCATCGCCGGTTGCGCTGTAGTCCCGGTAGCGCTCGAGTAGCTGCGCGTGCGCCTCGCTGTAGACGGCGCGGACGTAGAGCAGCTGGTGGTGGCCGATCATCTGCCAGGCCTCGATCGGGACGTTGCTGACAACGGCATGGCCGGCATCGACCTGGTCGGCCTGCCAGTCGGCGAGCTGACGGTTGAGGCTGGCCATTGCGACGCGAAGGGCGGTGAGCACCCGGGGCTGGGTGATGGTGGTGTCGATGCGGTGCTGGTCGCGGAAGGCCGCCGGATCGATGGCCGGCCAGAAGCCGTTGTTCTCGATCGGGTCAGCCGCGGTTGCGGTGCCGTTGCCGTAGGCGACGAGTGACATGATGAGCCCCTGTAGAACGGGGGTGGGCGACGGGTCGAGCAGGGAGAGAGGTCTGCTCTAGCGTCGCGCCCCCGTGGCGTCGGCGTGCGACTCGGTAGCGACGTCAGGCGTTGGCCTGGCCGCCGGCGTTCTTCAACTCGCGCTCGAGCTTTTCGATGTCCTTTTTCACCCCGGCGCGGTCGTTGAGCGACAGGGCGCGCTGCAAGTTTTCGAGGGCGGCAGTCGTATAACCGGCATCTCGCTGGGCATAGCCCTGGGCCTTGAGGAGCTTGGCGCGGATCTCGTCATGCATATCGTGATCGCCGGTCAGCGCTTGGGCAGTGCCGAGAATGCCGGCCAGCACCTCAGCATCGGCGCTCTCTTCGGCGAGCAGCTTGAGCGCGGTTTCGGCGATCTCCTCGGCGATGAGCGAAGCGGTATCGCGTTCGTAGCGATCGGGCGTCTGCAGGTCGTGCTTCATGGCGTACTCGGCAATGTCCAGGGCGCCGGCGAGATCGCCGACATCGATGCGCCAGACCAGGACGGTCATCAGCACGTCATCCTGTGCACCGCTACCTGCCTGCAGGACGCCCTCGATATACGGAGCGAAGTCGGGCAGCAGCTCGCGCTTCTTCTCGATCTTCGCCTGGACCGACTTGATGGCCTTGAGAGTGCGGCGCGCCTCCCACC